GGTATAGCTCAATCATTAGGACCAAACTTCTCTCAACCAGAAAATACTAAGTACTGGACTGAGATGTGGAAAGGACCAGAATCAATTGTATATGGTCATTGTGTTCACAGTGAAACAGATCCTAGAATTGATGTAATATCTGATACGGTAACTTGTATTGGTTTAGATACAGGTTGCGTTTTTGGAGGTCATTTAACAGCAATGTTATTTGATCCATTTTTGCCAAAAGAAAGAATGTTTGCTCAAGTTAAAGCTAAACAAATTTATTATCCAAGATATGGAGCTAGTGACGAATGAATTGTAAAAAATGTTCTTCAAAAAGAATTCTATATGTTACGGCAAAATGTTCTGATACTTTTGCCGCTTCTATTGGCGAAACTGAATATTCAGGATACGTTCCAGTTGGCTTGGGTATTGGTGGTGGAGATTATGTTAATTTTTGTCTTTGTTTAAATTGTGGTCAAATTCAAGGTACATTTCCGCTACCAAATTCTAGTTTAGAATTAGATGTATCTGATGAAGATATTAAAGAGTTTTATTTAAATTATATTGGAGAGGGTAGTAATTTAAATTTTCAATCAAAACATTTTATTATTAAAGAATCTAAAGTTTTAAGTTTGAAATTTTCATCGTTTGTTGAAAAATTCTTAGAAACAAATTCTTCTAAAATAAAAATGCTTACTCCACGCGTAGATACATTTATTAAAATGTATCGAGATAATGATTATTATCTTGAAGGGGTTGAATGATAAAAGAAATATCTAAACATCCTTGTCCAATATGTAAAGAAATTATATGGATTGTTGGAAAAGATAAAAACGGAAAAAGTATTGCTAGTTGTGGTCATTCGTTTAAATTTAAGAAGACAAAGTCTCAAAAAGAATTAGATAAAAAATACGTATCAACTCCTTGGGGTTTAGAATTGATTAAGTGAGGTTATTTACTATGTGCAAATATTTTTTGTGTTTCGTTATGGTTATGGGGTGCAGTTCTGCATCATTTGACCTTGCACCTCTACTTGATGAAGATTCTGGATGTATTCAAAATTGTTTAGATTCTAGAGATCAAGATTCTTTATTGTCAGAGACAGATAGTTTAGTAGAACCATCGAAAGATTCAGAAACTGACTCTAATACATTAAATGATTCTTATGTGCCTGATACAAATGTAATTGTTATTAGTGATACTAGTTATGATACTAAAATTACAGACACATATATTGTTGATACATATGTATCGCCTCCAGTTGATATTGGACCCGGATGTATTCCTAAAACCTGTTCATCTCTTTTAAGTTCTACTGGTCGCCAACCCTGTGGAGTTATTCCAGATGGTTGTGGTGGAACTGTATCATGTCCAACAGTTTGTGCCAACCACAAAGAATCTTGTGGTGGTTCTGCTGGATTTACTTCGTCTCCAGTAACTTTAGCTACTACAACTTTGCCAAAAACACCATATCAATGTTCTGGTGATTGTGCTTATATTACTACAGCTACTGTTAGTAGCGCAATGTGTCCTACAAGTAAGTTAGAAATGTGGCGATGTAGTAATGCATTTTCATTTAATCCATTTACGGATTGTGTGGCGGCTACTAATCTTATGTATCCTTATACAACGCCAGGACCAAATACTCTTTGGTGTTGCCCTTCCAATCTTGAGATTAAATAATATGGGCGTTAATTTTAATTTCTCTCTCCAGGTTGGTTTTGAAATACCAGAGTCTCAACTTGAAAAAGTTTTTCTTCGTTCAGAAGAAATTCCAGGGTCTTTTTCTTTAGAAAAGAGATTTGATCCTAAAACTGGAAAAGAAGTTGAGCCAGTTAAAGTTTGGGATGTGCCGCCTAAAACAGAAACTTGGCTTGAAATTCAAGGTGTTAGATATAATTGTGACATGTATGAGCTAGCAGAATCTCATATATTAAGCGGTTTATTAAAGTGTTATGTCGAGTCATTCCATGATGAAAATACTGTATATGTATTTTCTCCATTACCTTTCTTCTCTGATAGGAGAGAGCCTTATGAAGATTACGGAAGAGTATCTCTATATGATGTTGAAGTGACTGTTGATAAGGTTCTTTCTATGAAAGATTCGTTAGAAGAATTGCGTCTTAAACTAATTAATATTGGATTGGATCCCGGTCCAGCCAAAGTATTTATTTCAAGGTCAGTTGGTTAATATACAATATTATTGTATGTTAATGTGGGCGGCTCCCATCGACCAATAAAGAGTCGCCCATATGTAAGGCATACAAATTATGTGTGTCATATGCCCTATGCGCCGGCTGCGCGGCAGAGTCTTCTAAACTCAGCTTGATAGGTTCAACTCCTATATAGGGTGCCACTTAAATTCAGAGGAATTATTCCTCAGACATATACTTACTATGGGGAAGATTATTGTAAGTAGTTAGGAGAGTGCATGAAAGGCTTGCTTGTATTAAGCGTCCTATTATTTGGTTGTTCTTTTGAATCAGTTGGTAATGATCCCGAGAATTTTAATTCAGATCCTTCATCTTCTAATTCGTATTATTCTGTTGAGGGTGATTCTAAAAATAATTGCCCACCACCAGTTACTTACATCATAATTATTGATGGTAAGCCTACAACTCAAACATATATTGAACCATGTTTATCTCCTAAAGATTTAGGAAATTATAGTTCTGATCCTGCTGGTTGGGGAAACGACAACTATGATGACCATAGTTATAATGGAGAGAAGATTCCAAATTTAAAATCACCACCTCCTGGTGATCCTATTCCTCGTTAAAAATATTATATAAATAATATAAAAAGTTTGTTGTTCAATAGAATTCAATTATAGATAATATTTAAGGATTAGATATGAGTAAAGTGTTTTGTATTGAAACTAATTCTTTTCATGAGCAAAAGAATATTTATGATTATAAGATTACTGGCGATTCAATTAAAAAAGATGGTATAAGCTGTGCTGTCCTTAAGAAGCATGGTGATAATAAAACTTATATTAAGCCATGGGATCAGATATCTTTTATTAGACGTCCAGGTGAAAATAATATTAGTGCTAAGCTTAAGACTTATCAAGTTCGTCAAATCGTTAAAGAGTGTTTTACGAAGACACATGATGAAGTAACATTTAGAATGTTAGCTGAAAAGTACGGTGTAACAGCAGATACTATTTCAGATATTGCTAATGGTAGGTCTTGGCGTCATGTAACTGTTCCGCTTATTGCTCAATTTAAACGCGGTAATATGGAAGTAGTTGATTCTTGTATTAGTGCTTCTGTTGATATGAAGCGCAAAGCAACTAAACTTAATCCAAGTATGGCTAAGTTTATTATTAGAGATCATTATGTAAATAATATTTCGCGCCAAGCTTTGGCTAAGAAATTTCTTGTATCTGAAACAACTATTCGTAGAGTTTTGACAGGTAAGGTCTGGAAAGACGTTACTGTTCCTGCTATTGCTGAATTCTCTAAATGGAAAAATACGAAATGATTATATCATGCAATCTTTATTTGATTTTTTAAATAACCATTTTATTGGAATATCTGCTGTAATTATTATAGTTGCATATTTTAAATATTCATGATTGGAGTAATATATGTCTAAAACTTTAGAATTTCTTCTTAAAAGAAAGCAAGAGCTTCTCGAAGAATTACGAGATGTTGAAGAATCAATTAATATAATTTCTAAACCAAAATTAAAAGAAACAAATATGCATAGTGATGACGGGATAAACCCTATGCATTTAATTGGTTATGGTCGAGGAGATGATTGAATATGAATCTCTTTAAAAAAAATACATATCGTAAAAAGATTAAGATTCTTTTTAAGAGCGGCAATTCAATTACAGTTACGGTTGATGAATTAACTGTAGTAAAATCAACTATTGATAATAGAATTTCTGAATTACGTTGGGAAAATATGGATCCAAGATTGATGTATATTTGTCTTGACAATATAGAAGCTATTTTGGAGTTATGATATGCCTCATATATGTATGGATGAGATATTAATGTTCATGGCAATGTTTCCATTTATTGGAGTTATATTTGCTAGAATTCATATGTGGTATCATAATAAATTTACACATAAATGTCATGAACCGTCTTGTGATGATTCACATCTGGATCATATAGATGAAAAATAAAAAGAAGCCTAAGTATGTCATTATAGATTTAATAACTGGTCACTATTATAAATCTATTGGTTGGCGTCATTTTAATACAAATTTAAATAGTAATAATCAAATGGCTTACAAAGCCATATTTGTTCCAGACATTAATGATGCTACTGTTATTCCTAGTTCTAGAATAAATGGTGTAAAATCTTGGTTTAGCAAATATATTATCATAAATAAATATGATAATAATAGGATATATTATCCCGCAGATATTTGCGAAAAAACAGTAAAGATAGTAACTATATTAGATCCATAAAAATATAAATATTGGTGGATATAGTAAGTAATCCATAAAATATTTTATGGTAAATTATTTAAAATAAAGGTATAAATGAATTTATTAAACGCTTGGGTATTTAGTGCAATTCTTGCATTAGCTCCATCAAATGATTATACAAAAAAGTTTGAATCTGAATTAGAGATGAAATCTCGTTATCAGGATATTGCTGATGATTTGGTTGATGCAATTCATGACTCACCTCCTATTTTTAAAGGTCATAGAGCTGATCTTGATACGGCTGCATTACTTGTTGCAATTGCTAAGTTTGAGAGTGGTTTCCGTAAAGATATTGATAATGGAACTGTTAAAGGCGACTCTGGTCGTTCTGTTTGTTTAATGCAAATTAATCTTGGAAACTCTAAAGTTAGAGTTGGTGATGATGAAATGCGTTCATGGTTTGCAAAAGATATTCTTTTAGACCGCAAGAAATGTTTTATGGTTGCTATTGAAACAATTAGAGAGTCTATGAGGGCTTGCAAGGCTTATAAGGGCAGCGATGTTCTTAGCATGTATACAACTGGCTCTTGTAAAAAAAATGAAAAATATGCTAGTCATAGATGGAATTTGGCAAAGAGTTTAATTAAAGATATTCCTTTTGAAAGTGAAAATGGCACCTCAAATTGAAGTTATTAAAGATTGGGTTAAGAATAAAAAAAGAATTCAAGACCGTCTTAATAGAATTAAAAAGAGAATGAAAAAGCTCCTTAAACAGGAAAAGCATTTTGAGATGAGAATGCGCATCATTAATGAATTTTTAAAGAAACAATGAAATATACAAAAGAACAAATATTAAATGATTTCCCAAGACTTTTCAAGAATAAAAATTCTTGTATTTATGGTCTTGAAACTAATGATGGATGGAATGATTTAATTTATAATGTTTCTTCTTTAATTGAAGATGCAATTGAATATAGAATGAATCTCCAAGAAGAAGGTAAATCTGAATGCTATGCAATTCAGATTAAATCTAAGTTTGGCGGTCTTAGATTCTATGTTAGTTTTGATGACCCTTATGTTAATGGCATTATTGCTCTTGCTGAAAAACTTAGTTATTCTATGTGTGAATTTTGTGGACAAAAAGCCAGTTTAGTTGAAATTAAAAAATGGTATTGGACATTGTGCACTGAGCATTATATGAAAGAATTGGAACGAAAGAAATAATATGAAAAAATATAATTTACAAGTTACTCGTGTTCCATCATCTGATAATTATTTTTTTGTTCTTCTAACAAAGAAAGAACATGGTTTAAATATTTATGTTAATTTATTAAAATCTGAATTTGCAGATTTATTTAAATTAGATAAGCGAAATTATCCAACTGAAGAGACGGATGTAAAAGAATATAATTGGTATCTTCATTGTAAAGATCAAACTCAGCCTCTTTGGATGTTATCTAAAAAACACCTCCAAGAATTAGGGGCTAGGTTGCTTGTAGACTAATTTAAAACATTGGCTGCGGCTTTTTATAAAATTCTTTGGTCATCTTGTTGGGGAATGCTACGACCAATTCATGTGAAGTTTAATAAATAAAGCCCCATCGTTCAATAAAGGAACGTGGGTTTGGTTACGAGTGATGATATATATAGTTTGGGATAAACTGAATCTATTTGGAACGTTACCTCCGTTGTTCTTAAATAGTGCCAATTTAGTTTATCCTTTTTATTTGAGGAATAAATGTCAACTAAAGAATTAGGTACAATTAGAGATGCTAGAGTCTTTGTCGAAGATCACGGTATACTTACATCCTATATTACAATAGATTTTGATTCTGGTGGGACACAAGGTTTTGGCGGATTATGCCTTAATAACAAAAAGACTGCTAAATCATATACTGATGATATTTGTAAAATTTTTGGTGTTAAAAATTTAGAAGATATTGTTGGTATGAAGTGTTATGCGCTTCGTAATTTTGACACATGGAATGAAATTATTTCCGGAATAGAAACATTAGATGGTAAAAGATTTACGCATTACGCTTGGCGTAAAAAAATGTTTCCAAATTATGTAAAGCATCCTTTAGCTGAAAAATTAGAATCTCTTAATCGAGATTTAGAGTATTTAAAAAAACGTATAGTTCAAACAGAGCTTGAGATAGCTAGTATCTCAGAAAAATTTGTTGATTGGGGATAATATGATTGATATGATTAGGCTTGCAGGTAAGGTTGCAATGCCTTCTGATAGAACGGATCGTCGTAATTTTTATCTTGGTTGTATTGGTATTCGTAGGGATGGAGTTTTGGTCTCTGCTAAGAATGGTGCAACTGAGTATTATGATACGGTTCCTTATTATAATTTGATTCCTAATTCACATGCAGAAGGCAGGTGTCTTCGTAAATTGGGCAAGGGTGGAATTCTTTATGTTGCTAGAATTGCAAAGAAGGACCATTCTCTTGCCATGTCGCGCCCTTGTGACATGTGTCAGGTGCGAATTGCTGCTGCTAAGGTAAAGAAAGTCTACTATAGTATCAACGAAGAATACTATGGGCTTTGGCTTCCTCAAGAAAATACGGATAGAATTTTTAAGGTCTAATTATGTCAGAAGAATCATTAATAGAAACTCGCAAACAAAAGCATATTATATTTAATAATGGAGAATATCCATTAGCGTCATATGACGAATATACTAAAATTTTAGACCTTATTAATATTCTTGGGTCTGATTTAAGCGATTATCCTTCATCTATTAATCCGTCGGACTTTCATGAGTCAATGAAGACTAATATTCATGGTCGCGTTTCTTTCTTTAGAAAGAACGGATCATTAGCCTTCATTCGTTGTTATGATTCTACTGGAAGCATTCAGCTTATGTTTAGCAAAAATGCTTGTAAGAATTTTCAATCAATTAAGTTAATTGATCTTGGTGACATTATTGAAGTATCTGGTTTTCCTACTTTATCAAAGACTGGTGAAAAGTCTATATTAGTTATTGATTGGAATATTATTTCTAAGTCTCATCGCCAACCTCCAGAGAAATTTGCAGGACTTACCAATAATGAAACTAAGTACCGCCAAAGGTATTTAGACTTATTATCTTCAGAAGAAAGTCGGGCTATATTTGGTGTGCGTTCTCATATAATTAGAGCTATAAGAAACTTTCTTGAATTTAAAGATTTTATGGAAGTAGAAACTCCAACACTAACTAATATTAGTAGTGGAGCTAATGCAAAGCCTTTTACCACACATCATAATTCTTTAGATTTAGATTTATATCTAAGAATTGCTCCAGAACTTTATCTTAAGAGACTTCTTGTTGGTGGCTTTGATAAGGTATTTGAGATTGGCAGAAATTATCGTAATGAAGGTATGTCAACAAGACATAATCCAGAATTTACCATGCTTGAATTTTATGAAGCATTTGGTAAGTTTAATTCATTAATTGATTATGCAAAAAATCTTATTACATACGTTGATGCTTCATTTGATAACAGTCAATATGCTGATTTTTATTCAGAATGGAAAAAAAGTAGAACATTTTCATTAAATAATTTTAGAGAAGTTCCAATGTTGGAAGCAGTTAAAAATGCAGCCAATAAAGCTGAAATTGAAATTAATATTGGTATGCATGAATCTACGCGCATACACGCAGATGTTAATTCTCCTGAATTGAAGTTTATTAATACCTCTAATCATAGGTTGCAGAAGATTGATTGTTCTGGATTAATTAATGATTTAATTAATTGTACATCATTTGGTCAAAAAATTAGTACATTGTTTGAATATCTTGCAGAACCATTTTTAACAGAAGATTATCGCACAGAAGATAATCAATATTCATGTCCAGTTTTTATAACTGAATTTCCAAAAGATATATCGCCATTGGCAAGATCAATTGATAATTCAGATTTTACATATAGATTTGAATTATATATTGATGGTCGTGAGCTTGCTAATGCGTTTCAGGAACTAAATGATCCTGATGAACAAGCTCTTAGATTTAGAGAGCAGCTTGAATCTAATAATAAAGATCCCATGGATCTTGATGAAGATTATATTGAAGCTCTTGAATATGGTATGCCTCCAGCTATTGGGTTTGGAATGGGTATAGATCGTTTAGTTATGCTATTAACTAATAGATCTAATATTCGTGATGTAATTTTGTTTCCGACATTGAAACCAGAAAGTAAGTAAAATGGAAAAATCAAATTGTGATCACTGTAAAAGTGATCTTGATAATGGTCAAGTTACTTGGTATAGAGCTGGAGTTGAATACAAAACAATCTGTTTTAAATGTGATAAAGAGGAAAGATTTTCTGAATATAAAAATTCAAAGAAAATTTCAACTACTCTTATGTTAGACTCTAATTTAGTTTGTTTAGATCTTAAAAATGGACATCCTCTCAAAGCAGATTATTTTAAACATCTTAAATCAATTGCGGAAATAAATGAAGCAACAGAAGCTTTACAATTTAAATGTAAAGAGTTTGAAAAAGAAGTTTGGTTTAATGGACTCCAAAAAGAAGTTCATAAATGTAAATTTAAGGGGCTATCTGCCACAAATGATGAAGTAAAAGTTTTAACTTATTCAATGTGTGGTAGATGTATGATTACATTTAATTCGTCAGATGATAAAGATTATGACCATGTAACATTCCTAACTGCTGAGGATTCAACTTCTTCAATAATGGGGCTTCATGGAATTTCATGCACTTATGAAAAAGCCATAGACTTGATTAACAAAGCAATTAAAAATTGGAAAGAAAAAAAGCTTAAGTTTGAAGCTGATACAAAAGTTAATATGGGTATTTGATATGACTGAATCTAAATTAGTGCTATTTTATCGTAATAATTATCCGACTGATTCTGGATATTATTTAAGTGATATTCTTAAGTGGGACAATAAACAATGGGAAGAATGTCATGATTTTATTCAATGGGTATTTCCATTGATGGAACCATCAGCATACAATCCATTTGCGCCTCTTTTAACTAATGATGATATTAATATTTTTAAATCATCTAGAGACCTTCAATTAACTGTTACTTCCGTAATAGAGAGAGCTAAAAGATTTTTAGGGTTTTATTGTGATGAGAAGCCTCATTGGTTTAATCCTGGAGATCATAATATGCTAAGAGTTACCAGGATATTGACCTTTCTTAATCTTATTGGAAGGTCTAAAGATATGACAGCAATTTATTCTTGGTTAACTAGTCTTGAATTTAAGTTTCCAAATATTGTTTCAGAAGAAACAATATCATATTGGGTTAACGCAGTAGATGGTGTTAATTTTGATTTAGAACAATTTGCATTAAATAAATATTAAAATGAGCAAAGAAAAAGTAGTTACTATGCCGAATTTAATTGATACTGCGCCAGCCCATAGGGCTGCTAAGACTGCCGGTAATGATCATTTTAAGGCTTGGGAATATAACGTAGCCGACCACTTTAAGAGTAAGACTGTTGACGAAATTAGAAATTCGTTAAAGGAAACAGCTTTTCCATATGCAGTTTGTTTTGAACATGTAATTGGTGACTTTAATATGGGCACAGCAGTTAGAAATGCTAATGCCTTTAATGCCAAGGAAATCTTTTATATTGGTCAGAAGAAGTGGGATCGTCGTTCAGCAGTAGGCGTTCATAATTATACTGAAGTTAAATGGCTTCCTACATTGGAAGACTTTATTAAGTTAAAGGAAAAGTATGTTATTGTTGGTATTGATTGCGTTCCTGGGGCTATTTCCCTTTCTTCATATAGTTTTAAGAAAAACACCTTATTCGTCTTTGGAGAAGAAGGAGTTGGATTAACCCCAATTATGCAGTGTCTTTGTGAAGATATTGTTTTTATTCCACAATTTGGATCTGTAAGGTCTATTAATGTTGGAACTGCTTCTGGTATTATTATGCATGAATTTGTTTCAAGGTTCCAAGCTGGAAATATTTAAAATTAATTTTAAATATTAACAGATGGTTGACATAAAAATTTTATGGTTTATATTGCATATAATAGCGCACGCAATCTAGCGGGTTGCTAGTGGGATGGAAACCCATGATGAAACGGAGTAGCTACCGATAAAGCCACCCCTGCTCGGGAGCCTTAGCAAAGGCAAGAGTTTGCAGCATAAGGGACTGCAATATGCTTGTGAAATTATTCAACGAAATTAGCATAATAACTATATAAGTTGTTTTACGAAAACACATTAAAACGGTGTATACTCAGACAAAACACAGGCTATAGTTTCTAACGAGACGCCAGCCGCCGAAACGAGTTAAACCGTATCCCTTAATTTTTATTATAGGATTATAATGATTGAAAAGTCTGGCAAATTAATTGAGCCATTTGATTGTCTTCCTATTGGTGAAGATGTTGAATTAACCTATATTAAAGGTATGTGGTTTTTAAATTATGGTTTATGGGATGATGCTGCATCTATTCAATTATCATTGGATGATGTTAAGTTATTACAAAGGATTATTAAATGAGAGAGGCTGCCGTTTCACTTATAATAAAAGATGGTCTTATTTTAGGTATTTCTCGTCGTGATGATTTTACTAAATTTGGGCTAATTGGCGGTAAGCTTGAAAAAGGCGAATCACCTATAGATGCCGCAATTAGAGAAACTAAAGAAGAATGTGGTATTAATATTATTAGTGCTATTCAAATTTATAAAAGAGTTGAGCCTGCTGGCATGCCAGATGGCGAAGAGTTTTATACATATTGTTTTTATGCTGATAAGTGGAATGGTGAGCCAGTATCTTTAAATGAAGGAATTGTTAAGTGGTTAACAGAAAAAGAACTTACTACAACAATGGCTGCATTTGCAGACTATAATTTCAATACAATTAAAAGATTTAAAGAGTTATTTTCAGAAGTGTACATTAAATATGAGTAAAACTAAACAAGTTTTTATGTTAGAGGCGGATGGCGCTTGGAGGGTTTATGTTGGGCTATTCTCTTCAAAAGAGAAGGCTAATAAAGCATGGCGTAGGTGGAAATATGCTTATCGTTCAACTGAATGGCAATCTGCTAAAAAACGTTTATTAGTTTATACTGTTGATACTATGTTTGATGAAGTTTGAAATTAAGGAGATTATATAATCTGTCAAATGATTTAGAATCGTTAGTAAAAGAATTTAATCTAGTTAAAGATCTGAATATTCCTTCTAAAACATTTAAAGAATTATATGCAAAACAGATTGCAGATAAGCTTTGCTCCTATTTAAGTGAGGTGGATAGCGAAACGATTCTTCAGATTCAATCTGAATTAAATTCACTATTATAATAAGTTATTTGATTTGTTATTATTTATTCTTGATATAACTGATTGATTTACATTATAAATTGACGCTATTTGTTTTTGAGATAAATTCCCCTCTATTAGAAGATTTCTAATATCTATTACATCCTGTATGGATAGCTTTCTTTTCTTGGTGTTTAAGCTTTGTTTTAATCTTGTTTTAATAGATGGTGATTTCATCCACATAGGATGATCTTTTCCTTTGGGGTTAATTTGTCCCTTATTAGATTTTGAAATTTTTTCTTTTGTTTCTTTAGTTCTTGGTATACCTGTTAATGCTTTGGATATTTTCTGTTTAGTTTCTTCACTTGGCTTTTTACCAAGCTTAGATTTTGACATTTTTTCTAAAGTCTCTTTGGAGAATTTTTTACCATAATTAATATTTAGTGATCCTGAAAGTGCGCCCTGACCGCCATTTGCTATATTATATAATATATAGCCGTCAGCTTTTGCTTGAGAAATAGTATTTATTTCCTGCAAATAAACCTCTTGTTCATCTTCGGATTTGAAAAGTTCTTCAATTGAAAAATTATCAAATCCATATTTAATAATTGCTTTATGTATTGTATAACAATTTTTCCCGCTTTTGGCAATTCTTTTGTGTTCTTTAAATCGAGAAAATATATTTTTTGATTTTCCGATATAAATTTTATTATTTATTTTGTTTGTTATTTTGTATAAGTAAAACATGCATCCCCTTATGTCACATAAAGGTGTGCCTAACTAATGATAGGTTATTATAAATGTCTTCTAGAAAACAACCAGTTACAAAACAGATTCGTTCAGAACGTCGGGCTCGTGCGGAAAAGGCTCATGAGGAGTATAACAAGCTCTCTATTGATGAAAAGCTTGCTAAGCTTCCTGTTGATGGCGCAAAGCGCCAGCGTGCTCGTTTAGAGGCTTTAAAGCAAGCAGCTCTTGCTAAACCTGTAGAGAAGGCAGGGTCAACAGTCGATTCTTCTGAGGAGAAGAAATCAAAGAAAGGTAAAAAGCAGTCATGAAACTTAATAAGTTTGTATTGGCACTGTTTTTAGTAACGGTTAATGTGGCTCCATTAACCACAGTTGGTTGCGATCGTGGTGTTGCCAAGTATGATACCTTGGTTGATAAAGATGAAACTTGTACCATGAAATGGGCGGATTATGAAGCGCAATTACAGCGTCGTGCTGACCTTATTCCAAGTATCGTAAATACTGTTAAAGGATCGGCTGCTCATGAGGAGAAGGTTCTTAAAGAAGTAACTGAAGCTCGGGCAAGTGCAACTCAGATTAAGTTGTCTGCTGAAGACTTTACTGATCCTGATAAAATGAAAAAATTTAATGAAGCGCAGGATAAGGTTAAAGGTTCATTATCCCGCCTTATGATGGTTCAGGAAACATATCCTGATTTAAAGGCTAATAGCCAATTTCATGATTTGATGGTCTCATTAGAGGGCACTGAGAATAGGATTCTTATTGCTCGCAGAGATTATAATGATGCAGTTATGAAGTATAATACTGAGCTACGCCATGTATCTGGTAAAGTAATAAATCCACTTACTGGTCATGAGTTTAAGCCTCGTATTTATTATCAAGCTGATGAGGCGGCTAAATCCGCACCAAAGGTTGATTTTAGTAGCAGCGGTTCATCATCGGTAAAATGATATGTCAGCATTTGAAATAGCTGGGCTTATTGTTTTAGCCATTATTGTTCTTGTTTTTGTAATCAGATTTGGATTATTTGAATTATTGCTTGATATCTTAATTGCCATATTTGGTGGTGGAGGTTCAGGCGGAAGTAGTTCTGATGGTGGCGGATTTGGTGGAGGAGATTCTGGTGGTGGCGGATCGTCATCAGATTGGTGAAAGTTTATAATATGAAAAAATATTTAGCAATTTTAATTGTATCATTAATTTCATTATTTACTAGTAGGGTATCAGCTTATACAGCTCCACCCAAACCAGATAATGGTTGGTATATTGTTGATCAGGCTGCAAAGCTAACAGAAGACCAAATTAAACAGCTTAATGTAAAGCTTGATAATATCAGCAAATCTACTGCAAATGAATATGGCGCTTTAATTGTTCCATCTCTTAATGGAGAAACAATTGAAGAAGTTGCCCAAACAACATTCCGTTCTTGGGGTATTGGTAAGAAAGATTTGAATAATGGTGTTCTGGTAGTTATATCAGTTTCTGATAGAAAGTCTAGAATCCATACTGGCAAAGGTGTTGAAGGTGACTTGCCAGATCTATTGTGTAATGATATTCTTAGAAAGAATCTTAACCCACATTTAAAGTATGATGATTTTTATGGAGGTCTAAGTGAAACATTTAGAGTTATAGCATCTACAGTAGAGAGCCGTCATATTAAAGCTCCAAATAAATCTACTGATAATTCTACTCCAAATACTTTTTATAAACAACATGAAAGTGGATCATATAGTGGATTTATATTTGCTATTATGATAGCAATACTTTTAATTGGTTTTTTAGTTTGGTATTTCATTAGTGAAAATGAAAAACAAGAAAAAGAATATCGTAGGCTTCGTGAAGAACAAGATGAATTTTTGCGAAAAAAGCGTTATGCTAAAGAACAAGAACAATTGCAATTGCAAGAACGAGAGCGTTTGCGTAAAGAGTCAGAAGCTAAAGAAGCTTTAGATAGAGAATATGCTCGTCAGAAAAAGATTGAAGCTGAAAAAATAGCTCGTGATAAGGCTGATAAAGAAGAAAAAGAATACCATCAAAAGATTAAAGATATGCACAATTCATATGTAAATCCAATTGAGGTTACAAAAAATCATAGCCATACAATTAGACCTGTTAAACCAGTAATAAAAGTTGATAGGGTTAAAAATGTAACTGCGGCTATAAAGCCACAACCAATTGTTCATTCATCTAGTAATGATACAAACTATTATCATTTAGATAAGCAAAAGCGGGAACGTGAAGAATCTGAGCGTTTGGCTAAAGCGAAACGTGCGCAAGAAGAATCTGAAAATTATTATAGGCGTCAACAGCAAGAAAGAGATGCTGAAGATCGTAGACGTCGCGATCGAGAAGAAGAAGATCGTAGACGAAGTTCATATAGTTCATCTAGTAGTTCATCATCTAGCTATGATAGTGGTAGTAGTTGGGGTGGTGGTGGATTTGGTGGAGGAGATTCTGGTGGTGGCGGATCGTCATCAGATTGGTAATTACAATGGATAATCATAAAATTCTAATTCAAAGTGAAGGTAGAGTTGCTTTTGATTTAGCATTTCAGTTATCATTAACTGGAAAATATGGTGTTAAAAAGATTACACATTATTTAGATGATCCTGAAAAAGGATTAATTCTATTCTATATAGAATCAAATAACGCTATAAAGTTACCAGTTCCATTAGATTGGAAAGGTGCAGCAGATTTAGCTTGGGCTTGGTTACAGAATCAAGATGAATCTGCTTATGATGATCTTTTAGACCATGATGGTTCTAATGGTCATGGATTTAGAATTTATAATGATGCTTGGGGAAGAGTTGGCGAATATTGGCATTCTGTTATAGCTGTAAAACCCATATGGGCTTGGTATGGTAAATAATGGGTAAGTGCAAAGCAGGTAAAAATTTAGGCATGAGGGCGCCTATTTAATACATAGGCGTTCCCATCGACTAACAATCCGACCCTAGTTATAGGAGCATTTTAATATGAATGGTGTTACGTATGTTGTAAATTCGGGCAATACGAAGATTATGGGTAGCAAAAAGGTTGATGCTACCTATTCTTCAATTGATGGTACATGTCCAAACTCTTGTTCACTCAAGAATGGTAATGGTTGTTATGCAGAACTATCATTTGTTGGCATGATAGTATCTAGATTAAATAAAGAAGCGGATGGTTTGTCTGCTCTTGATATTGCTAGAGCAGAAGCTAAAGCCATTGATAACGCTTATAATGGTGGTAGTGTGCCTGATAATAAGGACATGAGACTTCATGTTGCTGGTGATTCTAGAACTGTAGCTGGTTCTAAACTTATCAATAGCGCTGTTGGTCGTTGGAAAAAGCGTGGTGGAGGTAATTGTTGGTCATACACTCATTGTTGGAAAACTGTTGCTCGTTCAAATTGGCATCATGTTTCAATGTTGGCTTCTGTAGCTAATGTTACAGAGGCTAAAGAAGCTAAATTGCAAGGGTATGCTTCTGCAATTGTTGTGCCAGATTTTCCTAGCGATAAGGTTTTTAGCCTAGAAGGATCTGATATTAAATGGATCCCATGTCCAGCACAGACTCGTGGTGTGGGGTGTACTGATTGTAAAATTTGTATGAAATCAAATTGGCTATTTGAAACTAATAGGGGTGTAGCGTTTGCTGCGCACGGAGTTAAAAAGAACATAATGAAAAAACACCTTAAAGTTTTGAGATAATATCTTTGTATTGCTCAATTATTTCCTGAGCCCATTTGATTTTATCAATAACTCTTTGTCCTTGTGGTTGCTGTATGCTCCATAATTCTAAATTTTCAATTCTATTATCTAAACGATTTCCATTTATATGATGAACATTTTCATGGTCAAATAATTTTCTTCCAATATGGTTTTCCATAACCAATCTATGCTCATAAATATATATTTTTTTACCATTTATTCGTTTACTGTATACTTTATAACCATTGGTTGATATAGACCCTGCGCCCGATTTATTGTTAGGCTTAACTGGAGTTAGTGGTAAACCTTTTTGTTTTTGTCTATCATGAACTGAACATAATCCATATCGTAAATGCCTTCTTGCACATCCTTCAAATGTGCATATTAAAATAGGCTGATTATTAATGGGTGTGAGTAGTTTTCCTTTTTGTAATTGCCTTTTATGACTACAACAGTATCCAAGTTTAGAGTCTCTCTTTCTATTACACCCTTCAAAAATACATATCATAGATATTGGTCTTTGTTTTAATGGTGTAAGAGTTATATTTTTTAGAAACTGTTTTCTATGTCCATTACAATGACCAGATTTTGTTACACTTTTATTTTTACAAGTTTCAAATAAACATTTTGTCATTATTAATGGCTCCTTACAATTTATGTTTGAATATTGATATGGGCAACGCATATTTAAGTATTAAATTAAAGTGAAAAAAATGTCAGGGTGGCGGAATGGCGTACGCGACACCTAATCACAGTGTAATTGTGATTGGTGTTATGGTTAATTAATTACACTTTTTAACCATTAAAGGTTCAAATCCTTTCCCTGACACCTAAATGATTAAATTAATCAATAAAACAATAATATTGTTATTTAATAGTATTAATTTTACTATTGATAGTTATAATGAAATTAAATATAAGGTAAAAGAATGGAAGAAAAGAAACCAGAAGTAGGAATGGGAGCTACTCTTATTTATTGGAGTGATCGTGAGCCTGCAACAATTATTCAGGTATCTCATAATCATAAAAAAATTGTTTTACAAAAAGATAAAGCAATTCGAACTGATAATAATGGTATGTCAGATAGTCAAACATATGACTTTGAAGCCGACCCAAATGGAGCAATCTTTACTGCAAGTTTAAGAAAAGATGGTCGTTATCGAATAACAGGATCTAAACAGTTAGTTATTGTTGGTTCTCGTCGAAAATATTATGATTATCATTTTTGATTAATTTAAATTAAATTGGATATATATGATAGTGTATAAAGACTGTATAGATTACAATATTTTGGGGGAAATAATTTCAGTATTTTCAACAGAAACCGATTATGGTCTAAGTACTGTTATAGAATTTGATAAGCAATATTATTATTATCTTGGAAATGAACCAAATAATATTGAATCGGCTATCTTTGCATGGCAAGATTATTATAATTATCAATTATGTGATTCTGAACTTGCAATAATTCTAGAAGATAATAAAATAAATAAATTTGGAGAATCAGATGGCAACAGCGAAAAAACCAGTGAAAAAAAGTGTTAAGAAGCCAACAAAGAAGGTTTCAAAAAAACCTGTAAAGAAAACAACAAAAACAGCCGTAAAAAAACATGTTGTTAAAAAGACTACAACCAAAGATGTACCAGTAGTTGTAGTTTCTCCAGTTCTTGATGCTACTGGTGCAGTAGTAGTGAGAGCGGTAGATAATAGTAGCGTTTAATTTATAAACATTTCTTTTAATTAAAGGGCTGAATATTCAGCCCTTTTATATTTATTATATTATGAGAGCTTTAACATTAAGTCAAAATTTGTGCAAAGAAAAAATTCCAGAAGAAACTGGAGATTTTCTTGGTGATGGCGCTGATGGAGATGTTTATTTTATTAAAAATGACTTAAATAAAGTAATTAAATATTGTAAATTATATGAAGATGATGATTCATTTGAAGATAATTTAAATTCTATTTTAAGTGTTTTATTTTATTTAGAACAAAATCCAATTAATACTTTTGCAAAAGTATTTTCTCATGGTGTATTAGGTACATTTGATCGTGCTCAAATATATTATATTAATAATAAAGAGTATGAGCGAAGGCAAAAATTTACATTGTATTATTATACTATGGAACGTTTAAATAAAATTTCAGAAGATGAAAAGCGAGTATTTCATAGTATCATCTGTCATGATGATCGTGGATATGCTAAAAATTTATCTTTAAATAAAATTAATGAAATGCTTGATGGAATGAGTAAAGCGCTTGATTTTAATAAAGATAAAATAATGTTTTTTGTAAAAAATATTCAGAATTTACCAATTAAACATAATGATATTCATAAAAGAAACATTATGAAAGATGATAATGGCAATTTTAAATTGGTAGATTTTGATAGAGCATCATTAAATTTAATCCAGTAATGGAGGTTATTATGTTAAAAATGAATTTAAGTTTGATTAAAAAATTAGTTGAAGCATTAGAAGAATCACAATCTATTTGTGATAATATGAGAAACAATACAGATACTACTGATATAAATGATTTTTCTGTAGAAATGGCTCGTTCTTATGGAATTTGTATGGGTATTATGCAGGAGGGAGCAGCTCTTTCTGGTGATGTTCAGGAAATTTTAAAAAGTTATTCATCTGCGCCACTTAAATCTGGACAAGTAGATCTTATGCAAGATTTATTGTCAAAAATTAAAGGAAATATTGGCGGCACTGGTGGTAAAAAATTAAAAATAATTATTGCGCTCTTGCGTGGTAAAATTTCGTGATTATAATTTAGATGTATTAAATGATACAAAATATAGGAGAATATAAATATGTTATATGATAGCACAAAAAATGATGTTAAACAATTAGCTGAAAAAATTGAATTACTAGCAAAAGAAGTTCAAAATAAGTTGGCTGCTGGTGATGATTGTTTATCTCTTGCCACAGAATTGGTTCGTAATAATAGTACATTTGTTTTCGCTCTCGGCGAGATGTGTGCATTAGAACATATTGGTGCAAATAAAAAAAGCAAAGCTAAAGTTGTTAAAAATCCAAATGCCACACCAAGATCATATAAAAGAGATGCATTAGGTCGCTTTTCGAGCGTTTGATATGTGGAAAAATATTGCTATACGTAAGTTACTTTTAGTATTGCCTGCAATGATTGTTACTACATTTATTGATGTGCTAATATCATTTTGTGTAGCTGCGACTGTATTTTTCCAGTTATTTGTTACTCATTTTGCTAATAAGGAAACTTCACTAATTATAGCAATAGTTTCTGCTATTATAGTTAGTATTTATATTCGTATGAATCACAAGATTCACAAATTTATTATTAGTAAGGAAAATGATAAGCATGAGTAATAAATCAGTAGATAATACATTAGATAAAATAAAAACAGTACTTGAATATGTTGAAGAAGCATTGTCTGAATGGACAGGAAATGGCAATTTACAATTTCCAGTTCTTATTCAGATGGTTGCAGTTAAAGCAAATTGGAATGAAAAAGAACTTCGTTTAAATGATGCAATTGTTAGATATCATGTTCGTAATCATGAAGATTGGCACGTTACACGTGGCGCTCATGGTGGAATTATGAGAACAACAGAAAAACAAAAGAAGGATGCCGAGAAATTAGCAAAAGAAACTGCTAAAAGTCAAGTTAAAGCGGCATTAGCAGCAAAAATGGCAGAACAATCAGTTACTTCTGTAAAAACATCATCTTCAGATGATTCAGAAGATGATGATTCTGAAAATGAATGATAAATAAAATATTTATTTATAGGCAGTATGTGTAAAAGCTTACTGCCTATATTATTTTCTACGATCAGTATATATATTACTTCCCCTATAATATATCCCCATGTTTTTGTCGAGAAATACTTGATAGATTATTAGTTTGCCAGTAGCGTTTATGGTAAACAGCGATGCCGCCCAATTTATTACATTATAGCTTTAATCTATAAAATTTTTGTAAAAGAGCGATGCGCTCGGCATCATGTCAAGTTTAATGTATTCTATAAATTATGTTTTAATTTAGTTTTATTAAACTTTATCAAGTGTGGTATATAGGTGATGAAAAGAAAGGTTTTAAATGAAAAGTTATAGCAAATTTATGTTTTTATCATGTCTTCCATTAATTATATGTCTCATTTCATGTAATGCTTGTACAAAAAGCAATAATGTTGTTCCTCCTGGCAATGTTTGTGTTGATTCTGGTTGTCCAATGGATGCACATGATGCAGATCAATCAGTAACTGATTCGATTGATTCTAGTGTTGATGTTGCAGTTAGTAAAGTAATATCAGGCTCTTCATGGGAATTTACCATTCCAACTGGCTGGGAATCAAAAAAATCATCTGATAAGACTGTGGCAGCATTATTGTTTAATGAAGTTAATCAAGAATTAGTAATGTTATTGCACGAACCATATAATGGTCCAGTTGAAGGATATGTTATTGAAGCTATAAGAGGTATGAAAGATGTTGGAGCTAAATTAATTTCATCCAAACAAACAGAAATTAATAACACCAAATACACTCTTTTAGAATCAAAGAAAAATTCAACTTATGTTTGGGCTTGGGTAACTGTTAAAGATGGTTATGGATATGTATTTACTTGTGGTGGTGATGAAAGTGAACTATTTAAACATCAAGCTTCATGTTTAAGTATTGTTAATACTTTTAAGGTAAAATGATATGAGCGATCCTTTATATAAGAAATTTATTGTTGTTCCAACAAATCAATGTAATTATCATATATATGAGGTTTATGCCAGACATGCAATATCAACTACAGGTCTCTATCATATAGATAGGCAATATAATAAAGAGTCGTATAGTATACCATCAGCTTATAAAAAGTGTCTTACATCGGACCAAGTATTTGATACTCGTGGTGATGCAGAACAATATGCACAAAATATTCTTATGCCAAAAGTAATTAAAGATAAAATTAAAAACCTTCAAAAAGCAATAGATTATTCTTCTAAAAGAATAAATGATTTTACTAATAAAAAACACAAATGTATTAAATTTGAAAAATTAATTAAAGAGAATCCATAATGGATAAAATATTATTAATTGATGGTAATAATGCAATTTGGAGAGCATCAATTGGTTTTGGACCAACAAAATCAGTTCATATTGAATGTTTAGATTGTGATGCTTTAATCTCTCTTCATAGAGAAGGTAAAACACATTGTGAATGCGGTGAAGATTGGAATTCCATTACTAATAGTTGTTTGACTCAACCAAGTAGTGAGTATGTTACTGTATTCAATTTCTTTAGAAATTTAAGACCATTAATTGAAATGTTTTCTCCAGACAAATGTTATTTTGTTTTGGAAGGACATCCTAAGTTTAGATATGATCTGTTTGCAGATTATAAAGCAAATAGAATTATAAAAAATGCTGATAGAAAAGAAGATTTGGAAAAATTTAACACTTCTTCAAATCATATTATTCGTTTGCTTAAATATCTTCCTATAACAATAGCCAGAGCTGCTGATTATGAATGTGATGATGTAATTGGGACACTTTGTGAAAATTTGAAAGATGAAGACTTAACTGTATTAAGTGGAGATTCTGATTTTATTCAATTATTACAAAGAGGATATAAAGCTTGTAAAGTTTATAGTCCAATTAAAAAATCATTTATGGTAGCCCCAGATTATCCATATGTGGCATGGAAATGTTTAGCTGGAGATAAATCTGATAGTATTCCCGGATTTGAAGGTATTGGAGATAAAAAAGCTCAAAAAATGTTAAAAGATCCAGATAAATTTAGATCTTTTATGGAAATTGAAGAGAATCGTTCTAAATTTTCTATATTTAGACAATTAATTGAATTTAAATCAGTTCCAGAAGATGAAATTTCTTTAGTTGAAGGTATTAAAAATTTTGCAGAACTTAAAAAAGAATTTGAATTAATGCAATTTGAAAGTATTATTAATAATAATTCGTGGATTAAATATACAAAAACATTTGATTGTTTAAAATTTTAAAGGCACTATGATAAAGTATTTACCTATTTTTTCTAAAACTAAAACATTTATTTATGAATGTGAGGTATCTTTAGTTAGACCCAAACCATCTGGTTTAAAATCTAAAGAAGAAGCTTATAAAGTTAATTCGCCATCAGCATTAAATGGCGAATCATTTTGTGATTTTAATTGTATGGATTCTTTAGAAGACGCATATAATTTAGTTAGAAAATATTTGTCACAATCATTTACAAAACAAGATTCAAAATTAATTACATTTTCAGAACAGGAAATTGAAACTCATATTCAAATGATAGAGTATGTTCCATTAAAGGCATCATGAAAATCTTTATAGTAGGATTACCAGGGTCTGGTAGAACAACAGTAGCTACATCATTATATGCAAATACTGATTTTGAATATATTGATGCTACTAATTGGGCAAAGTCAACATTCAGACACAAAAAAGAAAATGAACACATCCAGCAATTTTTGGATGAGTATCATACTTATCTTATGTCTAGAATGAAAGTTGAACCAGACTTATTCTATAATAATGTAATTAATTCTATTAAGTCTTATCAATCTAATAATTTTGTTATTGATGGAGTTAATAGTCCGCGAGATTTATCTAAATTATTTAATTATAATGAAGATGTAATTGTATTTCTTAATAGAACAGATTCAGAGCCAGAATTTAAAGATTATGAAAATGTTGGATTAACAGTAATGAGAGATTATTGTTATTGGTTATCTTCAGCAGGTCTTCTTCCAAAAGAAAGATGGCTTGAATTTAATTTTAAAATTCCTGGAGAACAGTTTGATTTAATTAAACAATTAGGAAGTAAAAATACATTGTTTATTGTTAAATCAATTAATAATGTATGTAAGCTTTTAGTTGATAGATTCAAAGTTTGATATATACAATTATATGTCAAATATAAAATCACCTTATCCTTATTTTGGTTCTAAAAGAAAAGTTGTTGATGATGTATGGGCTAGATTTGGTTCTATTGAAAATTATATAGAACCATTTGCTGGCTCATTATCAGTTTTATTAGGAAATCCAAATGTTCCTAAAATGGAAACGGCTAATGATTTAGATTGTTTTATTTCTAATTTCTGGAGAGCAGTTGAAGCAGATCCTGATGAAGTTTGTAAGTATGCAGATTATCCAGTAATAGAAAATGATTTGCATGCTAGACATAGATGGTTCTTATCTAAAGAAGCAGAAGAATTTAGAACCAAAATGAATATGGATCCTAATTTTTATGATGCTAAAGTGGCTGGTTGGTGGGTTTGGGGAATGAATGCTTGCATTGGAATGACCTTTGGGAAAAAAAGAGGTCTTGGATGTAAGCCATTTTTATCTATGATTGGTCAAGGCGTAACACATCCTAATGCAGATGTTAAAACTTGGTTTAAAGATTTGCAGAAACGATTAAAAAAAGTTAGAGTTTGTTGTGGTGATTGGAGCAGAACTGTTACTCCAGCAGTAACATATAAAAATAAAAGTTTAACTAAAAATGGTATGGTTGGAGTATTTTTAGATCCGCCATATCTTGTAGAAAATAGAGAAGATAAATTATATAGAATAGAAACTGATGTATTTAATGATGTTTGTAAATGGGCAATAGAAAACGGCAATAATCCTAAAATGAGAATTGCCGTTTGTGGATATGATGGTGATTATGAGTTTCCAAATGATTGGGAAGTTTATTATTGGAAAACTACTGGAGGATTATCATCCTTTTCTAAGGATGCTCAACGTGGTAAAGAAAATTCGCAAAAAGAAACAATTTGGTTTAGTCCTAATTGTTTAAAACCTTAAGATACATTTTCAATAGAATTTAAAATATCGTCACAAACATTATCAATAATTGTATCAATAATATCAGAAACATTTGTTTTATTTGGAACTTTATTTAATTCTTTAGATTCAATAATTGGAGTTTCTGTATTTAGTGCAATCTTTTTAAGAAGTTCTTTTCTTTTATTTTTATTCATTAATTTGTTCTTTCTGTTGGGGGAGCTTCTTCCATTGATATGCTTTGATATTTTTCAAGCATATTATGTAAATAAGGAATAAGTTGATTTAATATTCTTATTTGATTTGCACCATAATAAGTTTTTCTTGATGGTTCATTTGGGTTAATTGGTTGTATTTTTCTTTCACTATAATATGAGTGAAGTTTTTCCGCTTCCATTATTATTTGTTTTAAAAACTCTAATTCATCAGTAGTTAATGATGGTTGCATATCTAATTTTTTATCAGCTATTATTTTAATTTTATCTAATAGTTTTCTAAAAAACTTACCAGCTCTAACAGAGATTGCAAAATCTGTAAATATTGGATCTTTAACCATATCTTGTTTAAGTTTAATTCTTAGAGCATTTACAGCTTCACGTAATCCTTTTTTATCTTCTGAAGATTTAGCAATGTTATTTGTTAAAAATTCATAATCTGTATTTATATTTTTAGCTATTAACTCTTCAATTTTCTTTTTTACTTTTCTTCTTACTTCACCACGTTCTGTTGCAATAGATTGTCTAAAGTGTTTTTCATATCCACTTAGTTCTACATTAATCCAGTCTGTTAGTTTTTTAACTGATCCTGATTGTGTTGGAATATCAATTGTCTTTTTAAGATCTTTAATTGTTGCAGTTTCTTTAGCGGAAATCTCTGAATGAGGAATAATATTCTTTCTTTCAGCTTCAATAGCAGCTTTTATTCTATTGATATCATCAATTGTTGGAATATTTTTATATTCAGGTTCTTCTGATTCAGTTGACCACCAAGGCAATCTAGTGCCTTTACGAGAATAATCAACACCTTTTCCAGATAAAAGGTTTATTAATTTAATATATAATTGATATGTTTTTTGCTTATTTTGATCGTCACTCTTTAAAAGATCATTAACTGACATCTTAGCTGCAATTAATTCTTTTTTAATAAAATCTGGTTCAATACTATAAAGTTTATCTAATTTTGAATTTTCAATTGTTAAATTGACATTTCTAATTAAATTAACTTGTTTTGCTTTAATTACTTTAAGTTCTTTAATTTTATCTTTTATTGTATAATAATTTTTTTCTGCTGGATTTGGTCCGCCATTAGTTTCATCTTTAGTTAATAAATCTTTAATTTGTTGGTCTGTTGATTTCTTTTCATTTTCAGTTTTAGCAATATTTGCTTGAAGATCTGAAATTTGTTTTTCATTTAATTTATTTTTATTTTCATTTATAAAGTTTTTAATATAAACAACTTGTTTTGATAAATCTTTTGATTTATCAGAAAGAATTGTAATTTGTCCAGGAGTTTCTTGGACTTTTTTAAATAATTTTTGTTCTTCAAGATAAGATTTAATTAATTCATCAAATGTTTTAATTAAATTAAGAACATTTCTTTTTTGTGTTGCAGTTAGATTTGTGTCTAACATATCAACATAATTTTGTTTTTCTTTGTAATATCTTTTTGGCCAATCAATATTTTCTGTTAATGAGATAAATCTTGATCCACCACCTGGACCTTTTTCAGTTTGTTCTTTATGAAGACCGCCAGTAGGGTCATATCTTATATCTTCTTGAGGGCTTAAATCTGGAATTCTTCCTACATTTTCAGATTCATCTGTTTCAACTTGGGCTTTTGCTTGAGCAGTATCTGCTTTGTTATATTTTCCAGTTTTAAAATCTGAATAAATTTGTTTTAATATTTTAACAGCTTCTTTACCATCTTCTGCCAATAATGTTTTTGGCATTGCTCTTTTTCTAATGTCAGCTTTAATATCAAGAAGTATATCTTTAATTGTCATATATTCTTGATATTCTTGTGGAACTTCATCTTGAAGATCTTCATCATAATTTTCAGTTACACCATCAATATATTTTAATGAAGATGAAATTACATTTGAAATAGTTGTAAAACCATCTTTTAATTTTACAGCTGTAGCATACATTCTTGCCAATACTCTTAATTGATCTACGAAATCATAATCAGTAATATATGGCAATTTAGATAATAATTCTTGACAGGGTTCTGGTGCGCCAATATAAACTTCATTATCTGCTTCACCAGAAACAGAAGATGGTGCATTTTCATCTTCTTCTGTCTCTGTAACAGTTGTTCCATCAGTTTGTGCTTTTAATTTTGCATATTGAGAGTAAATATCTTTAGCTTCTGGTTCTCCCGCAGATGTTGCTTTTGTATTTAAATCATTGATAACAGAATCAAGAGCTTCTGCAATTTCTGGGTTATTTTCAAATTTATCTTTATTTCCCAAGAAAGTAGATACTGCTAATGATGTAACGCTACTTAAAGTTTTACCTCCAAGTTTACCAGCATTAAATCTTTTAACTATTGAATCATATTGTGCTGCTAACTCTCTTAATTCATCTGCTAAATCAGGCTCATCATCTCCAATAGAATTGGCTAATTGTTTTAATTTGCTTACTAAAGAAGCAGTATCTTGTGCAAATGTAAATAATTTATTTACATCTGAATAGAATTTATCAACTGATTTAATTAGTTTTGATAGGGTTCTCATTATATATTTCAGTCCTTAACATTATACATTTCTTGCAAGATATATACCCTTTTATGAATACATCTGTTGTAAAATCTCCATATCCTTGGTTTGGAGGAAAAAGTAGGGTTGCTAAGGTAATTTGGCAAGCTTTTGGAGAAATTTCTAATTATGTTGAACCATTTGCAGGATCATTGGCGGTTTTATTGGCAAATCCAAAAATTCCCAAAATAGAAACTGTAAATGATAAAGATTGTTTTATTGCTAATTTTTGGAGAGCAGTAGCAAATGATCCTGATGGTGTTGCAGAATTTGCCGACACTCCAATTCATGAAGCAGACTTGCACGCTCGACATCAGTGGTTATTGTCTGTGGCAGATGCTGATTTTATTTCTAAAATGCATTCTGATCCTAATTTTTATGATTTAAAAATTGCTGGATGGTGGGTTTGGGGAATTGGAGCTTCTGTTGGAAATAATTGGCTTCAATCTAAAGGTTTAAAAGCTGCGCCATTACTTTCTTCTGCTGGTGGTGGTATTCATGGTTTAACTTTAACTGTCTATGATTGGATGACTATTCTACAAAAAAGAGTTCGTAGAACTCGTATGTGTTGTGGCGATTGGTCTAAATTAGTTACCCCAGCAGTTACTTATGGTAATAAAGGATTGGGTCCAAAAGAAATTACAGCAGTATTTTTAGATCCTCCTTATGATTATAAAGGAAGAGATAAAGTTTATAAAGAAGAATCTAATGTGTGGTATGATGCTTATCAGTGGGCAATGGATAATGGAGATAATCCTAAATTAAGAATTGCATTATGTGGATATGAAGGAGATTATGATATGCCAGATTCATGGCAAACATATTCTTGGAAAACAAATGGTGGAATGGCAAATCTTGGAGATACTCGCGGGAAAGATAATTCTGCTAAAGAAAGAATATTCTTTTCTCCACATTGTTTAAAGATTAATAGTTTGTCTTAAATTTAATGTATCTATAGCTTCATGCAATTTAATAGCTATTTGAGCTAATGTAGATATTAATGCTTTGGCAGTTGAAAAATTTGTTTTCATGTGTGCAATTATGCTGTTGCATAATCCTGCCGTTTTTTCTAAATCTCCCTTTGAAGTATTATATTTGCCATCAACATAATTTCCCAAATAATCATTAATTCTTTCGCGCAATATATTTATTGTCTTAAGGAAAATAGAGAACTCATTATATTCATCTGTGACGTTATACTTTTTTAAAGTTCTTACGCGATCAGCAAGTTGTAATCTTAATTTTACCATTAATCCATCTAAAGTATTAGATTTAATTGCATCTTTAACTCTTTCAGCTTCAGCTTTTCTTCGTTTTTCAACCATTTTAGCATATTCTTCAGGATCAATTTCTTGTTTTTTCTTATAAAAATCTTTTATTCGTTGATTTTGTTTCTTTAAATAATCGTCCCAAGCAATAGGATCTTGATGTAATTTTTCTAATCGTTCTTTTGATTGCTCTCTATTTCTCATTAACCAATCCCCATGTAATGGGTGACCTATCTCTTTAGCGGCATTAGGAATGTTTTTTAGCAGAATATGCTCTTCTTTAGCTAAAGCATAAAAATATGAGCACATACTTAAAAGATTATTAATATTATTCATTGTATAAGTCCTTTGAATATAGTTTTTTATTGATATAGGAAAAATTGTAATGGAAGTAATTTACGCAACAGAAAAAGTTCCCGATACGGTTAATAAAAGTATATTTTTGGCTGGTCCAACCCCTCGATCATCAGACGTTGAATCATGGAGAAATGAAGCATTATCTTATTTAAAAAATAAGGGATTTGACGGAGTTGTTTTTATTCCAGAACCAAGAGATCAAAAGTGGCATAAAGATTATGATCGTCAAGTTAATTGGGAAGAAGATTTTCTTAATATGGCGGATTGTATTGTCTTTTGGGTTCCAAGAGAATTGGAGACAATGCCAGCATTCACAACAAATGTAGAATTTGGCGCTTGGTGTGAATCTGGTAAAGTAGTTTTCGGTGCTCCTCCCGATGCACCCAAAAATACATATTTAAAACATTATGCTGAAAAGTATAACATTCCATCGGCTGACACCTTAGAAGAAACATTAGATGCCGCTTTAACTTATTTAGGAGATGGTGCAGAAAGAAAAGATGGCGAAGTAACAATTCCATTGTTTGTTTGGAAAACAGAATCATTTCAATCTTGGTATAGAAATTTGCAAGATGCTGGCAATAAATTGCAACATGCAAGAGTTCTTTGGTCATTTAGACCAGGATACAAATCATTTGTATTTTTATGGGTTTTGCAAGTTGCTGTTTATATTGCCTCTGAAAATAGAAGTAAAACTAATGAATTTGTTTTGGCAAGACCAGATATTTCTTCTGTAATGTTATGGAATAGACAAAATCCAATTCAAGATTCAAAAGTTGTTTTAGTTAGAGAATTTAGATCTCCAGCAAATACATCAGATCAATTTATAAGAGAATTGCCGGGAGGATCTTCTAAATCAAAACAATTACCAGTAGAAACTGCAGCAGAAGAAGTTTTTGAAGAAACAGGATTTGTTATTGAATCAAATCGTTTATTATCTAATGGTAGTAGACAATTAGCCGGAACATTATCTTCTCACAAATCTGAATTATTTTCAGCAGAAATATCTGAAAAAGAATTAGAATACTTTTTGGCACAAAAAGATATTGTTCATGGAAATGTTAATGATACTGAAAGAACATTTATTGAAGTTTTATCAGTTAAAAATATTTTAGAAAATAAAGATATTGATTGGACAACTGTAGGTCAGATATTATCTGTAATTAATAAAAATTAATTTATTTATAAGTATGGTAAATATATGATATCATTATATGTTCAGTGATAAACGAAAATTTCTTTTTAAATGTGACATTTGTGAGATGATAGTTTCAGTTGAGTTTGACACAAAAGAAGAATGTAAAAAGGTTACTCAAGACAAGATGATATTAGAGTGTCCTTGTGGTGGTCTATGTAAACTTTTAAGAGATTAAGCCGGTCAATTATTAAAATTAACGTGGCACTTGACGCCGCTAATTTCGTGCTTATATTGATTCAACGGGCGAGGAGATTGCCCCATATTTTTAATTCAAGGAGATTGAAATGGATAAGACAGCATTTGTTGCTGAATTGGCGAAGCTTCGCCCCTCATCAACTTTTTTATCATTAATTCGCTATCGTAATGAGCAATCTGAAGTTGCAGATCATAACATTGTTTTTCATATGAGTTATGAAAATGCGCTTAAACGTTCGATTCTTGCTTTGGATCCATTTGTTCCAAATGATGACCTTGAGGCTCAAGCCAAAGATGAGTTAATTAAATCTTTTAATAAATCGCTTAAAAATATCAAAGAAACTTCAATTGAAGAAATTGATGATGCTTATGATAGATTTTATGATACAGATGGCGCTTATATTAAAGGAGTAAAACTTCACAGAGAAACAAATTGTTTGCATCTTTATGGTTTAGTCGTGCATAAACGGATTATTATTCCAGGCACTTACGCTAAAAAGAATAAACGCCCGTTAACTTTAGCTAAAGATAAGTTAAAGAAATTGTGTCCAGTGTCTAATTTTAGACAATATAAAATTCTACCATCTATGGTGGATATTATCAGTGTTAATAATTTAAATCTTCTACCACCAGATTGTTGATATGAAAACAGCTAAAGATCATCTAATTGAAATAAAAAACCATCTTTCTGATAAAGAAAGATGGGAAGAATTGTGGGAAAGTAACCGGATTACTGGTTACTCTAGCGGCTCATTAGAGAATAGTTTAGCTGGTATATGGTGTACATCATATGGTACCGATAAAGCTGCATATCCAGCAGCTTATGCTTGTGTTGGAAGAGCTATACTTAAAATATGTGGTAGTGATATTATATCTTCTAAAGAATATAATGAACAAAAGTATCATTATGATGATACTGACGCTTATCGAGCTAATGAATCTGATCTTCGATTAGTTCATGCTTTTTCTTATAAAAAAGATCATGAATTATTAATGCAGATATTAGATTTATCTATTAAATATGCCAGTAGGCTTATATTTTAAAATTATACAATTCTATCAATAATGATATATAAGTAATTACAGAACTAATCTTGGTTGGCACTTAGATTAATTTTGGATTCTTTATTTTAGAACTCGGAGGGGAAATGTCATTCTGGCATTCAATAAGTCATTTTTTAAAAATTAATCCAGAATTTATGGATACTTATACCAAAAACAACCAAGTTTATTCTGGTTTTAGATGTTGTGTATGTGGCAAAGTGCGAAATGAATATCGCAATCATGCTTTAGAATTACTTCTTTCTTCTAATCAAGAAAATTAATAATTTATAAATTGAGCGTATGTGACGATCTCAATTAGTTTGTTGAAACATTTTTTCAAATATTATAGGAGCTACCATGTCTTCAAAGAATTTATTTAAGTCAAACAAGTCAAACAAGTCCAACAAAGTTGCAGTTAAGCCAGCTAACACTGTTAATAATGCTGGAGGTGTTGCTTATTCATTAAGTGATAAGGCTGCGCTTGCACAATTAGCAATGACTGGTTGCTTCAATGGTACGTATTATGTTTCTGCTGAGGACCAGCTTAAGCGCGTATTGGAACTTTCAAATAAGGTAGAGCCAGAATACCTTGCTAAGTTGGCAGTTTATGCTCGCCAAAAAGGTCTTATGAAAGATATGCCTGCTGTTCTTGCGGCTGTAGTTGCTGGCAAAGATCCATCTTTGTTATCAAAGATCTTCCCAAAGGTTATTGATAATCCAAAGATGTTGCGCAATTTCGTTCAGATTATCCGTTCAGGAGCAACTGGTCGTAAGTCTTTAGGTACTCGTCCAAAGAAGTTAGTACAGAAGTATCTTGAATCTTTGACTGATGAACAACTTTTCAAGGCTGATATCGGCAATGACCCATCATTGCAGGATATTATTAAGCTTGTTCACCCAAAGCCATCAGATAAGTCTCGTTCAGCAATGTACGGTTATCTTTTAGATAAGGAATATTCTAAGAAGGATCTTTGTAAGCTTGCAAAAGACTTTGAAGCCTTCAAAAAGGATATGTCAAATAAAATTCCAGAAGTTCCATTCCAAATGTTAACGGCTTTGCCATTAACTGATTCACACTGGAAGTCAATTGCTGAAAATGCAACCTGGACTCAGACCAGAATGAATCTTAATACGTTTGCTCGTCATTCTGTATTTAAAGATTCATCTATGACTCGTCAGCTTGCAAAGAAGCTTGAAGATAAAGAGCAAGTAAAGAAAGCTAAGGTATTCCCTTATCAATTATTTGCTGCATTCTTAAATGTTGACGCGACTGTTCCAGTTGAAATGTCTGTTGCTTTGCAAAAGGCTGCTGAGCATTCATTGGAAAACATTCCAGATTTTGATGGAAAGGTCTACGTAATGGTAGATACTTCAGGATCAATGCAGTCGCCAGTAACTGGTAGTCGTGGAACTGCAACCTCTAAGATGCGTTGTATTGATGTTGCAGCATTAGTTGCAGCAGCAGTAATGCGTAAGAATCCTAACACTGAGGTAATTCCTTTTGATACCACAGTTCACGCTCACCGTTTGAATCCAATGGATTCAATCATGACCAATGCTAAGGTATTGGCAGGATTTGGTGGTGGTGGAACTGATTGTGCATCTGCTTTTAGATATCTAAATCAAAAGAGCGCTAAAGGTGATTTAATTATTATGGTTAGTGACAATGAAAGTTGGTTTAACAATGGATATGGATATAATCGTGGAACTAATACTGCTAATGAATGGTCAGCGTTCAAGAAACGTAACCCTAAGGCAAAACTAGTTTGTATAGATTTAACTCCAAATACTACTACACAAGTAAATTCTCAGGTAGATGTATTGAATATTGGCGGATTTAGTGATACTTGTTTTGAAGTAATTCAAAAATTTATTGAATTTGGCTCAGATAAAGATGCGTGGATTCAAACTATAGAAAAAGTATCTCTTTAAATTAAAATTGATTAAAGCCGACTAATTATCCGATATATAAATAGTATGTTAGATCAATTAGTCGGTTTTATTTGCTCACAATGTAATATCTATAAAACTATAGACCGTTTCAGTGGTTGCTCAAAGTCGCACAACAGAATTAACTATTGAAAATGATAATGCAGGATTTGCAAAATGGGTAGCTAGTACTGAACAATTTTGGAAAAAAGTTCGTAGCAATTTAGTTATATTTGGAGAATGGTCTGGACCAGGAATCCAAAAAGGCGTTGTACTTAATCAAATTCCAAAGAAAGTATTTGTTGTATTTGCTGCTAGAAATATAGATAGTGATAGCGATGAATTAATTGTTGAACCAGAAGAATTACAAACCTTAGTTCAAGGCATTCCTGATACATATGTTCTTCCTTGGCACGCTTCATTTGAAGTTGATTTGAATGCTTCTGGCGAGGAATTGCTACCAGTTGTTGAAGAAATTAATAAATGTGTTTTTCTAATTGAAGCAAATGATCCTTGGGTAGAATCAACTTTTGGTGTCAAAGGTACTGGTGAAGGAATTGTATTGTATCCATCATCAAAAGAGCATCTTGGATTAAAAAATTTTAATAATCTTGTTTTCAAAGCAAAAGGTGAGAAGCACAAAAATATTAAAACTGCTGCTCCTGCTCAAGTTAATGCAGAAGCAGCCGCATCAATTGATGCATTTGTAGATATGGTTTTAACCGAAGCTCGTTTAGAACAAGGTGCGGGTGCAGTTAATAATTTTGATATTACATTAGGTCTCACTAGTTATGATATGAAGTTTGTTGCTAAGTTCTTAGCTTGGGTTTCTGGAGATGTTCAGAAGGAAACTCAAGATGAACTTGAAGCAAGTGGATTAACTTGGGATCAAGTCAGCAAAGCAATTACAAATAAAGCTAGAGCTTGGTATTTGGCTAAAGCAAAGAAATTATAAATGAATTCTCTAAAAAAAGATGCATCTGAAGCCTCTTCAAAATTAGCTAATGCAATTTGGAAGTTGGCAGGAGATATAAAATGGATTGGCATTAAATTAGACAAATCAGATCTTAAATATCATTTAGTTGTTGGTGCTGGTCCAAAAACTAATTTGTCTGTTATTCCAATTATGTTTGAAAATTATTATGTAAATGTTGTTTTAAATGCTAAGAATAAAGCTTTCCCGGTTCCATATGGAAACTGTTAAAAATAATTGGTTTGTTTACATTGTAGAATGTAGTAAAGATAAATCTCTTTACACTGGAATTACAACAGATTTAGAAAAAAGAATCATTAAACATAATAATGGTCGTGGAGCTAAGTATACTAAAACAAGAGGTCCTGTTGAATTAAAATTTTCAATTGGTCCTTTTAATAAAAGTATCGCCTCAATTTATGAGGCAAATATAAAGAAATTAACACGATTTAAAAAAGAATTGTTGATTAAATCAAATTTAAATTGGATTCATGAAGAAGGGCAAACTCTTAAAGTATTATTAAATAATAAATTTTATGGATTATTTTATGATTCTAAAAGTCCAAAACAAGAGAATGTTCATTTAGCAGAATTTATACCATATTCAAAACCACCTAATATTACTTTATGCGAAAATGAGTTTGCCAATTTTACTAGTAGTGGCAGTTTAGATGGTTTATGTTCAAAATGTTTTGAAAAAATTTTTCAATTGAAAGTTAAATTATGAGTGGATATAATCACGAATGCGAATATTGTGGTAAAATGAGTGATGATTATCCTAAATTTGATTGTTGTGAAGACAATCTTAAATCTTTTGAGAATTCTAAATTATTTGGTAGAGCATTTAATATTGCTCAAAATGACATTTCACTAGAATTAGATTATTTGTTTTATAGATCTTCACCAGAAGAAATACAACAATACAGTGAGAAAATAATTTTATTTATTAAAGATTTAAGAGATAGCCATGGCAAAAAATAAATCAAAATTTAAAGTTACTGGTATAACTGCAGAAGGTAAATATGTATTAGCAGGATGTTATGAATTTCATCAAACTGAAGGGCTTCCATTAGAAATTCTTTTTAATTATTTAAAAGAGCGCAATTATATTCCTGATTGGATTGACATATATAGATCTGCAAGATCAAATGGTATGTCTCATGAAAGAATACTAGCAAAATTAGAGCCTGAGATAGATGATTCTTTTGGTCCAGAATGGACTAAAGAAGTTTTTAAAAATTTAAATTTAATATTTGGAGAGAAAAATGCGTGAAAATTTTACATCAATTAATGTTATTATCGATGAATCTGGTTCAATGGCAAAATTAAGCCAAGAAACAATTAGTGGTTTTAATAAATTTTTAGCGGACCAAAAAGCACTTCCTGGCGAAGCTGTTTTAACATTATGCACATTTAATTATAAACCTAAAACGGTTCATGATTTTGTAAAACTTGGTTCCGTTTCTGATTTATCAGATAATGATTATATTCCAAATGGTGGTACAGCTTTATTAGATGCTGTTGGAACGGTAATTGAATCTGTTGGTCAAAAACTTCACGCTATGCCAGAAGATGAAAAACCATCAAAAGTATTATTTTTAATAATTACAGATGGTGAAGAAAATTTAAGTAAAGAGTTTTCAAAAGCTAAAGTTAAAGCAATGATTGAACATCAGCGTGAAAAATATAATTGGGAGTTTGTATTTTTAGGCGCTAATATTGATTCTATGAAAGAAGGATCTGCTATTGGAGTTAACCCACAATTAGCATTGAATTATGTGCCTACTGCTGCTGGTACTAAGGGATTATTTGAAAATATTTCAAGAAGCACCACACATTATCGTAGACATGGAACTTATCAGGTTTCAGATTCTAATAATACTGGTAAAGTTAAATAACATGGTAACAGGAATTTACGCTGGTCATTTCGATCCAATTACGCTTGGGCATTTAGATATTATATTTAGATCTCAATCATTTTGTGATAATTTGATTATTGCAATTGGTCGTAATCCCAATAAAAAACCGTTCTTTGAACGTTTTGTAAGACTAGAATTAATTAAAAAATCTTTAAATGAATTTAAAAATAAATTAAATTCTAACTTTAAAATTGAAGTTACATCATTTGATGGATTATTAGTTGATTTTGCAAAAGATTTAAAAGCAGATATTCTTATAAGAGGCATTAGATCTGTTTCTGATTTTGAATATGAAATTAATTTAGCTGGAATTAATAAAACATTATGTCCAAATTTAGAAACAGTATTTCTTCCAACTAGTCCAGATTTAGCTGTAGTTTCTTCATCTATGGTTAAGGAAATTGCTAAACATGGTGCAGATGTAAGTAAATTTGTATCTTCATCAGTTAATAATGCAATTATAGAATATAATGTATCGGAAACGTAAGCAAATTTTAAAAATAAGCGCGGGGTTGACGCCGGCGAGACAGTGATTAAAATATTGTCATCGACGGTTGACGAAAAAAAAGTTTCTTGAGATAAGAAAATCTGGCAATACTTTGATATAGTATATAAGAATTCTTGTTCTTCTGAATTAAATTCAACCCTTATGGGAAGGTAGCTCAGCCTGTTTAGAGCGCAATCACTTCAAACATGATTGAGGTCCTTGGTTTAAATCCAAGCTTCCCCACCATATTGCGGAATAGAGCAGTAGTAGCTCGCATGGTTCATACCCATGAGGTCGTTGGTGCAAATCCTTCTTCCGTTACCAAGACGAATGCTTGTTATGATTACATTTACCTTTATTAAAAAATATCATAACTAATAATTGTCGTCTAATTATGGGATGTTAGCTTAGTGTTAAAGCGTCGGACAGAAAAGCCGAAGACTCGTGGTTCAATTCCCGAACATGCCACCAAAACCAAATGCCTGTAGGATTACATCGCAAAAAAAATATATCTTACTATTTCTCGTTGGTTTAATAATGGTTTGGTTGAGCAATTGGTGTGCTCGCTTGTCTGTAAAACAAGTCCCTTTGTGGTGAACTTGTGGGTTCGAATCCCACCCAAACCACCATATCTTAATCTAATTAAGATATCGTTCATTGACAATATGATATTTTCGGAATGTCGCCTAGTGGCTATGGCACTTGCTTTGGGAGCAAGCTATCGCGAGTTCGAGTCTCGCCATTCCGACAGGTTCGATTACTTATTCGTTAATCGAACTTATTAAAGAATAACGGAGTGTCGCCTAGTGGTATGGCACCAGTTTTGGGTACTGGAGTGTGACACACAACGTTGGTTCGATTCCAACTACTCCGACCAACTTGTAATGTTTCTTATCATTTCAGAAAGATATGTAGGACAGTCATTATTAGTTTTATCTAGCTATAAGTCAGCGGCAGACAGCCTCGCCTGGAACGAGGAAGCCAGAGGTTCGAGTCCTCTTAGCTAGACCAAGTAACGAATGCTCGATAGGATTACATTTTTTAGCATAAAAAAACCTACCTGTTCGACTCAGGTGTTAGGGCGGTCCCGGAAAATAGTCTTGTCAAATTTTGTCGTTATTATTATAGGGGAGTAGCCCAATTTTAGAGGCAACAGTCATCAAAGACTGTCCAAGTGTGGGTGTAAATCCTACCTCCCCTGCTATGTAACAAATGCCTCCTAAGGATTACATTCATTAGGAGAACGAGAAGAAGGTCCGATTCCTTCTACAGCAACCATAAAATTTATATTGCTGTATGGTGTAATGGCAACACGCGAAAAATATCTTTACACTTTTTGTTGTTACAATTATTCCGCTGTGGTGTTAAATATTAAAACGCGACTCTATAGGGGTCGAACTATTGGTGAAAGTCCAGTCAGTGGAGCCAAAGCTGCATTAGCTCAAACCCCAAGTAAGATATTACTGCCTAAATAAATACCGGTTTCTTTATTTAGTAAAAGGATATCTGAAGGAAGAGTGCGCCCCTTCCAGGGCGAGGTTATAGGTTCAAATCCTATATGCGGCGCGAATTATATTGTTGTAGTTTAACTTTTAGAATCCCGCGCTTTGTGGGAAGTATTGGTGTAAATCCAATCAACAATACCAAGTCTCATTCTTATGAATGTGAAACATTCGTGCGCAGAACCCCGCATATACAGCCTTGACGGTGGCAGTCGAATTAACGATAGACGTATGATAGGTATTTTGAATAGAGACAGTATCTTGCTCTTAGCTCAGTTGGTTAGAGCGTCGCTCTGTTAAAGCGAATGTCACGAGTTCAACTCTCGTAGAGTAAGCAAATAAATGCGAAGGTAGCTCAATGGTAGAGTCCCAGTTTTCCAAACTGATTGTTGCGGGTTCAAGTCCCGTCCTTCGCTCCAAGGTTCTCGCCACAAATCGCCTACTGTGAGAATCATATCTTTACATGAGGCGATGTATGTAAAGACTTGCGGGTATAAATCAATGGTAGATCTCGTGGTTGCCATCCACGGAACGAGGAGTTCGATTCTCCCTACCCGCTCCATCTTCATTGGGTATTTCTGAACCTAATGAGGAAGAAACTGAGTGAATAATCTAGCTCTCTTATAAATATCTGCTAGAACGAATACATAAGTATTCAAGATTTTTATAAATATTCAGGTGTGGGGGAACGGAAACCCGCGAAGCTGTTAACTTCGTTTTTTACTGGTTCGAATCCAGTTGCCTGAGCAAAGGATAGTATTCTTCGAAAAATATTATCCTGATTATGTAGTGTAAGTGCATGCAGACCTTTACTCTGTGATCAAAGAAAGATGTGGCAAGAATTCACCATAGGCGGCTTTGACATAATCAAATTTTTCCGCAAGGAACGGTCATTGGTGCCGTCAACATCACTCATGCTAGATGGTATCGCGTAGTCGCTTCCTTGTATTCTAGTCTTGCCTGGAAGCTTAATAATGAGATCATCGTCTAATTCTAGGACAATCCCCAAAAAAAGGGATTTATATTGGTGCAAATCCAGTTGAACTCACCATATTGGAAAATCCATGATTAAAATTTATTCTAATCATAATAAAAATGATGTTTCATATCAATTTAAAATAGGTCAAGTTTTTCCAAATGTAGAGGGAAAGCTTCTTCGTATTGAAATAAATGGAAGCGAATTATCTAAATTAATTGAGACGAAAGAAATACCAATTCATTCAATAGAAAATTCATATATTGTTTGGCATGGGAAACATGCAAGTAGAGTTTTAAAAGTTTTGAAAGAAATGTTTTAAAATAAATGGTAGGGCATAATCTGCCATACCAATATGAGCAAAAGAATTTTAACTCCGTTTAGAAAAAAGTATCTTAATTTTCAAAAATCAGAATTAAGGCGCAAAGTTAAGCTTGAAGCCCTAGAATATAAGGGCGGTAAGTGTGATAAATGTGGATATAATAAATGTCCAGGGGCACTTATATTTCATCATTTAGATCCAAAAGAAAAAGATTTTGGAATATCTGCTGATGGCATTTATAGATCTTTAGAAAAGATAAAGCCAGAATTAGATAAGTGCATTTTAGTTTGTACTAATTGTCATGCAGAAATTCATCATGCAGAAAAAGAAATTGAAAGACAGAAAAAAATAGAAGAAATAGAATCGGAAAAAAGACCATATAAAAAAGTTTTAATCCGAAAATGATATATTCCGAGATAACCTAATGGCAAGGTAGTTGGCTGTTAACCAACCGGTAGAAATACTTTCTAGGTTCGAGTCCTAGTCTCGGAGCAAAAGGTATAAGGTACCTTAAATTATAAGCGGAATTCTTCTGCAAATAATTAAAAACCTTATTAGATGAATGCGGTAATGATTACATTATAACACACAAAGAACCCTCGCAACAGTATCAGAGAGGTTAAATCAGATATCTCCAAACTTGTTAAAGAGTAAATTTTACAAGTTCCATAAATATGCAATGGGTTAAATTCATATTCCGAATGATTTTTAAATGGGTTAAGTTAATAATCAGGCACGGAAGTGCTTTGTTAAACGTCATTACTATTTTAGTCATCTTAAATCGGTGCCGTCGTTCAATGGTTAGGACCTAACATTGTCAATGTTAAGACGGGGGTTCGATTCCCCTCGGTATCGCCATTAAGTAAGTTGTGAATGCCTGATAAGGAATACATCATACTGCACTAGCTCCTTACGATACATATGAGCTTTTATTAAGCTTGACCCTCATTAAAAAGGTTAATCAAGCACCTTAAACTAAGTATCTCGCAAGCCTGCAATGAGTTAAAGTTCAGGTTCAAGATGATGTTACCTTGACTAAAATACATTGCGGATTTAATCTAGCTTCGGCGCAATTAAGCAACCCGCTTCTTTATCAACTTTTGTCACTACTTCTTAATATACCATCGTAGCAATTCGGCAATCGCACTTGCTTGTCAAGCAAGATCAAGCGGGGTCAGCACCCGTCGATGGTGCCACTTATACATTATATGATATATGTAATGTAGAGTATTCGGGCAGAGCCTCCGGTAGAGGCAGAAGTTCTTATAAAGCTTCGTTGGTGGGTTCAACTCCCACCTGCCCGACAAATGAATTGTCATAACTGTAATATAAATTTTATTTCTAAATATAGTAATGCTAAGTATTGTTCTAAAGCATGTTACAATTATTGTAAGAGATTAAGGTATGTAGAAAAGAATAAAAAAGAAAGAATTTGTACATTTTGTAATTCTAAATTTTTATCCTTTAATAAGGCAACTTATTGCTCAGCATCATGTATATCTCGCGGAACAATAAATAAAAGAAAAAAGTTTATTACAATTCCAGATTGTTTAGATTCTTCGTCTAGAAAATTGGATAAAACATTAGGTTATGTTAGGGTCTACGCCCCAATGCATAGAGAAGCTAATACTTGGGGATATGTTTATGAGCACAGAATTATTGCAGAGCAAATAATAGATAGAAATTTATTAGATGGCGAAATAGTTCATCATAAAAATGGAAAACGTTGGGATAATCGTCCTGAAAATTTAGAAGTTATGGATAAGATTGCTCATGCAAAACTACATGGTCAAAGAGAACAAGACTTAGATATTTAATTTTAAAGGCGATATGCGTATCTTAAAAAAAACAAAAATAAGAGCAGATGAAGAATTAGAAGATTTAAAAGATTTTGTAACAGAGTCGCACGCTTATATTGATAATAACATTTCTCTTTCTGGATTGATTATTAATCCTCTTAAAATGAGAGTTAAAGTATTAAGACGTAAATCTAATGTAAAAAAGAAAAGTAAAGTATTGTATGAGTCAATTATGACTCTTACTACATATAAAAAATAATATATGCCACTGTCGTATTTAAGGTTAAGACGGCTCCCTGAAGAGGAGATCAAAGCTGATCGTTACAGCTCGGTGGCACCATGATAGAATGCCCAGAAGGAATTACATAGCAATTAACTGAAAATTAATAGACTGTAAGTGAAAATCTTACCTTCCCCACCATAAAAAGATTTATGGGGAAGAAGTCTGGAGTTAATTTGGCAAATCACATGGATGTATAGATTGTAAAGAAAATAATCCGGCATGTTTAGATTTTGATCATGTTTCTGGTGAAAAGATAGACGTAATATCTAAAATGGTTCATGATGGTCATTCAACAGCTTCTATTTTAGAAGAAATTAATAAATGTGTGATTCGTTGTTCTAATTGTCATAGAAAAAAGACCGCTAAAGACTTTAGTTGGTATAAAGATATAAAGATATAAATATGGGTTCATAGTGAAATGGTTATCACCACAGACTTTTAATCTGTTTATTCTCGGTTCGAATCCGAGTGGACCTACCAAATAAAAAGAACTCTCGCCTAATCGCGGAGTTCTTTTATTATTTTTATATTATGAAAAATGCAATTAAATATTTTATAATTACTGTGACTTTTTTATCAACAATGATGTTATTATTAATGGCATTAGGAATTATGTTAAGGGGTTGTTTTAATTAAAATACAAAATATAAATAAGGATTTAAATGAAAAATTTTTGGGTTGTTTTTATTATATTCATAATTTTATGTGGCGGTATTTTTATAATGACTTTTGCTAGTAATGAACATATTACAAATAAAACAAATAAAGATGTTGAATATTTAGAGTGGGCATTACAATATTTTGTTGATACAAGAACAAATTTATGTTATGCAAAAACATCTGTTAGTACATTGACAAATGTTCCATGTTCACAAGAAGTTCTTAAGATTGCTCGCCCAATTAAATAATTATCCCCAATTTAAATTATTTCCTAAATCTTCTAATGTTTTAGTTGAAGAATCTGAAATAGTTATTTGTGTTTGTTGTTGAGGTTGTTTTAATTTTAATTTTAATTCATCATATTGTTTTTTTAATTCTGGCAAAGCAATTCTTATTTGTTCTGAAAGACTTTGTATTTGTTCAATTGCTCTATTGGCATCTGTTTGAATTAAATCAACTCCCATCCCTTTGATAAAATCAACTGTTTTGCCACCGATTCCTTTACTTTCATTTAACCAAAGAACTACATTTGGTGCAAGATTATCAATTTTCTCTGCATTAATAAAAAACTTTTCTAAATTCTCTAATACTTGTTGAGTGTTAGATTCTGTTGGAGCATTTGCTTTTAACCAATCAAAAGCTTCTTGAACATATTTGCAAGCCCATTCAAAATTGTACATTTGTTGTTTGTCACCTTTAAATCCGCTTGATGAATACCAATGTTCTGATTTATCAAAGCCATAAGCTTTTTCATAATCATTTAAATTCCATAATATATAGCCAGCATTGTCAGAGATAGTTTTTCCTCTTACATCACCAATTCCAAATAATTTATTAACAAATGTTGCTAACATTCCAGCTATATACATAAGACCAATTGGTCCTGCAGCAAATTTGTTGGATAAATTATTATATTCAGTGGCTTTTTTTAATAGCAAATCAATTGATTTTGTTTTCATTAAAATGGCTCCGTAGTATTTGTTGGTACGGCAAATTTGCTGCTTTCTAATTTAGAAAGCGCAATTAAATCAGCATAAGAATCTACAGCAATCAACACTGTATCAAGTTTAGAAGCCTCTTCTTTTTTACCAATAGATTGTAAATATTTGCTTAATTTTGGAATTTGTGGTTTTAATATTTCACTATCTTGATTAAGTGATTCTAGTTTTTTAGAAAATGCAGCCAATTCATTTGAATTATCTGCCGCTAATCCACTATTAATAGATGTTAAAGTTGCAGATATTCTTGTTAACACAGATACCAATTTGTTTGTAAAAGATTTTGCTTTTGAGCTCATATCAATTGTAGGTAGTGTTTTAATAAGATCATTTACATTTGTAAGAGCATTTGTGCTGCTTGGAAATTCATTTGGAATATCTGTATCTAAAGAATCTACTGCCGCTTTAATTGCAGGATCTGTTGCAGTTGGTTTTTTTCTTGTCATATATAAATAAACGCCAGATAATACTGTGCTTATTACCAAACCTTTAGCAACTATAGGTTTTAAGGTTTGCCAAGAAAAAATATGTTGTAGTTTTTGTATTGGTGATTTTTGTTGCCAATTATATGCAGCACTTCTTTTTTCTTTTATTTTTTCTTTAAATTTATGTTCTTTTAATGCAGAATCAATTAATTTTTGCCATTCTGGCTTAACTTTACCAGAAGCATCTCTCCATTCTTCTGGAACACTTTCTTCAAGTACTTTCCCAGAAGAGTCTAATTTTAAATTAGTTTTAAGTTCTGATGGAGCGGTTGTTGTTTCAATTGCTTTTGTTTTCTCTACTGGAGTTTTAGTTATTTTTTCTGGCTCAAATGTTATTTTTGGCGAAGATTTGCTAACTTCTTTTGGCTCAAATTGAATTGTATGAGTTTTGGGTGTAGATTTAGGGGCACTAAAACCATGCTCCCAAACTGGTTTCATAGTATGTTCCCATTGAGCTTCTGAAACTAAAGTTTCAAAATTTTGCAATTTTTCCAAAATATAATCAGCTTTTCTCATATTATTATACCCTTACTTTATGGGAAAATATTACTCAATTTCAAAATTTAAAATTCCGTTTAAATTAAAACATTAGTAGGGGTTGACAGCGTTGCCACTATGATTATAATATAGTGAGTCGGGCAGGAGCTTATATGAGCGAAAATTTGCTTAATAAAGAAGATTTAACAGAAGAAGAAGCATATGAAGCTTTAAATGTCTTGTTAAAAGAACAATTAAACATATCATTAGATGATATAATTGCCGCACTCTCAGAAGCTGTCAAATCTAGAGCTGCTGAAATTGCCGAGCAATTTTTTAATATTGCTCCAAATGGAGACTATTCTCTTCTTCTTGAAGATAAAAAAGAAATGGCAGATTTTATTTCATCTGAAGCTTATGCTCAAGAACATTGGATTTTAAAAGCTATGGTAAATGATAAAAATCAAACTACAAGATTCATTTTCGCAAATGATGCAGTTGATGATGGAAAAACATTTAAAGGCTATGTTATAGTAAATTCTTCTGGAAGAATACTTCACGCATTTGGTCAGGCAGAAGAATGAAATATTTTTTGTTATTATTTTTAATTTGTTTTATTTCTTCATGTAATCTTTCAGAAGATAATCTTGATTTAATGCAAAAAGATAAAAAAGCATGGCTTATAAACTATTGGATGCCTGCTTTGAAAAATTCAATCTTTTTTAAAGATGATAAAACACAGTTATGTTTTGCAGCTTTGGGACATACTATAGCTTATGTACCATGTTCTTTAGAAGTTGAAAAAATAGCAGTTCATATTAATTCTGGTGATTTATGATCAAAATTGGATTTGATATTGGTGGTGTGCTCTCTAAATATCCAGAAATATTTAAACCATTGATTGATGCTTTATCCAAATCTCAAGATATTGAATTACATGTTCTTTCAGATATGTTTCCAGTTGAAAAATGCCAAGACTGGATCATAAATAAAAACAATTTAAATATTAAATCAGATAACATTCACTCATGTGATTATAATGAGCACGGAGAATTATGTAAAGCTATTAAATGTAAAGAGCTTGGAATTGATATAATGATTGATGATTTTGTTGGTTATGTTGCAGAAGGTTCTCCAGTTAGATTATTAGTTATGCCAGATCCACACCGCCCTTATTTTCATGATGATTGGAAGACAGATGGCAGTGAAGGAAATTTTGGAAGAAGAAAGAAATCTAAATGACAAAATATATTGTTTTATATTATAGAAAAAATTTAGACAATGGGATCCTTGTGGTAGATGTCCAGATGATATTTGGGATGCTAAATTTTCTTCTAAAGAAGATGCTTTATCTTTAATTGAAGATTTAAAAACCGATCCCGATATTAAAAGAATATCTCTTACAGAAATTGTTGAATCAGAAATTCTTAAGTGGTCACGATGAGTAGAATGAATAAAAAACAAAGATTTATTGCTTCATGTAGCAATCCTTATTTTAATAATTTTGCTTCAAAAAAAGAAGTTAAGCTTGCAAAAAAGCTAGCAAGAGGAAAATATTGGATAGAGTATCTTCAATTTGGAAGACCTAAGTCTGAAGAGGATTTTGAAAATTTTTGCGCCTATTCTCCATCTGGTAAAAGATATTTTTTTTGTTTTAATTGGTTTAGTGGCGCAAATAATAAACAACGACTTCGATGGAAGAAAGAGGCTAGAAAAGCGGCTAGATTATGGTGTAAAGGAAAATATAAAGAAGCTTTAAAAATCCATTATGATAGTTATTGGAATAGTTCAAATGAGTAGAATAAATGTAATTCATAAAGCTTTAACTTCTGAGCCATTTGAAGTTATATGGAAACCAAAGGGTAATTCTATGACTCCAATGATTAAGTCTGGAGCTATTGTCAGGCTTAAAAAGGTAGATTCAATTGTTTATCGAGTTGGAGATGCGGTATATGCCAAGGTTCATGGGACATTTTATTTACATTTAATAACGGCGATTGATGAGACAAAGGGTCGTTATCAAAT